CCCTGTGCAGAGCAGTCACTTGAGTCCTACGAGTGCTGTACGCTTGTTGAGACTTATTTAAATCGTCATGAGTCACTTGAGGACTATAAGCGTACTTTGAAATTTGCATATCTATATGCGAAGACTGTAACGCTTCTTCCAACCCATTGGGAAAAGACAAATGCAATCATGCAGAGAAATCGCCGTATTGGTGCATCAATGTCTGGAATTGCCAACTTTGCTGATATCAATGGAATTCCAGTTCTTCGTGAATGGATGGATAGTGGTTATGAAACAGTTAAGAGATATGACAATATCTATTCTGAGTGGTTCGGTATTCGTGAGTCAATCAAGATGACAACTGTAAAGCCTTCCGGAACGGTTTCAATCCTTGCTGGAGAATCGCCAGGTGTTCACTGGACACCAGGTGGTAAATACTTCCTTCGTGCAATTCGGTTCAGTAATGATGACCCGATGCTTCCTTTGTTCAGAATGGCTAATTATCGTGTAGAGCCAGCATCTGAATCTCCAGATACTACCTCTGTTGTGTTTTTCCCAATTAAGTCAGATGCTGAGCGAGCTGAAAGAGATGTGACTATCTTTGAAAAAATGGCTATTGCCTCGGTTGCTCAAAGATATTGGTCGGATAATTCTGTTTCAGTAACTATTTCATTTGACTCAGAAACAGAGCAAAAACATATCGGTACTGTTCTTCATATGTACGATGGGCAACTTAAAACAGTATCTTTCCTACCGTCTGGTAATTTTACTTATCCACAAATGCCGTATACTCAAATCACTGAAGATGAATATATCAACGATGGAGAGATGAAATTATTCCCAATTGACTTCGCAGGAGTTTATGCAGGAATGGCTTCTGATGCAGTAGGTGAGTCATATTGCACAACAGACTCTTGTGAAATTAAACTAATCAAGGACAATATTGCAAAGTAATTACACATTTTGGTTAACTTAGTGTAGATAAATTAAAGAAAGTGATGTAAAATTAAATAACTATGAGTTCCGATATTATTAAAAATAAAAAAATCTGGGTTCCAGAAAGGTCTTATGGAGTGTGTCTGTGGATTCTGCCAGACGGCCTTCCTCTTTCAGATGGTGATGGTGTTCTCTCTGCAGAAGGCTTTATGCACGATCCTGATATTGAAAAAAGCGTCATGGAAGCTGCAAAATATTGGACAGGTAGTGAAGAAGGTACTGTCAGATGGGTTGCAGGAGCTAGGAAAATAACAGCATCTGAAAAAGATGACCAAGCCGAAAGGCTTTCCAATGGTCTTGTTGCAGATCCTTTTGAAGATATGTTTGATGCTCATTTTTCACACAGAAGGCTTAAGTAATGCAAAAAATGGAAGTTGTTGAAGATGATGAGTCAGGTTTTGAACTTGACGATATTTCATATACAGAATTTAAAACTGAAAAAAAACAGAATGATCCTTTTCTTGAAGTAAAAATCTCATCCCTTTCTCCAAAAATGAAAAGGAAAGCAAACAGACTTGCAAAGAAGTATGAAGGAGTTGATGGCACAGGAACTAAATATGTTGACCCTCTTGTTGTTAATGGGTATTCATTATGGGATATTATTAATCCGCCTTACGATTTAGACAATCTTGCTCATCTCTATGATCAAAGTGCAATCCATTATGCTTCAATAAATGCAAGGGTTATGAACACCGTTGGCTTAGGATATGAGTTTACAGAGACTCTTAAAGCAAAAAGAAAAATTGAGAGAACACAAGAGAATGAAGCAAAACTGGATAGAACCAGAAGAGCAATGCAAGATCTTAAAGAAGAACTTGATGAGGCTTTTGAAAGCTTAAACCTTGAAGAGACATTAATTGAAACACTTGTTCGTGTTTGGCAAGATGTTTTAACTATCGGCAATGGATATCTTGAAATTGGTCGCAACAATGCCGGCAAAATTGGATATATCGGTCATATTCCTGGCACTATGGTTCGTGTAAGAAGAAAAAGAGATGGATTCGTTCAGATTTCAAGAAGTAATAAGCTGCAAGCAGTCTTCTTTAGAAATTTTGAAGATTTAGAAACTGAAGACCCAATCAATATGGACCCAAAGCCTAACGAAATCTTGCATTTCAAAATGTATTCTCCAAATCATACTTATTATGGAATTCCATCTGCCGTATCTGCAGCAGCTGCCATTATTGGAGACAAATTTGCAAAAGAGTACAATATTGATTATTTTGAAAACAAGGCAATCCCTAGATATGCAATCATTCTAAAAGGCGCAAAGATTAGTAATCGCTCAAAGATGGAACTTGTTAACTATTTTAGAAATGAAGTAAAAGGTCGAAATCATGGAACTTTGATTATCCCAATCCCTGCTGGCATTGGGTCTGATACAGATATAAAGTTTGAAAAACTTGAAGCAGGAATTCAAGATTCTTCATTTGATAAATATCGCAAATCAAACCGTGATGAAATTCTTGTTGCCAACAGAGTTCCTGCGCCAAAAGTTGGTGTCTATGACAATGCTAACTTGGCGGTGTCAAGAGATGCTGACAAGACATTTAAGATGCAAGTTATCGGACCAGATCAGGCAGTGATTGAAAAAAAGATTAATAGAATTGTTGCTGAATTTACAGACTTGCTTCAATTCAAATTAAAGAAAATTGACCTTATGGATGAAGAAATGGAATCAAGAATCTACGATAGATACCTTCGTGCAGAGGTTATTACTCCAAACGAAGTTAGAAGCAAGGTTGGATTGCCTGAAAGAAAGGATGGAGATGATGTTCTTCCTTTCCCAACAAAGGTTAAAAAAGAGGGGTCAGGCGCACCAGTTGGTAATTCCAATAATGCAGCCTCCATACCTCCAAAGTCTAGATCAGACGCAGGAACAACACCAACAGGTGTTCAGGGTAGCGGTGATCAAAAGGAAAGAGGTCAGAGTCAAGATTCTGGCGACAATATAGATACCGTTAAGGTATTTGAAGGAGAAACAAATGAGTGAGGGTACTTTAGTATTTTCGAATACATCACTAACCAGTTCTAGTGGAGCTGTAAGCATAGGAAGACACACAATTTCTATTAAGATTATTAATACGCATGCAACTACAAATGCAATTGTAAAAATAAATGGAGGACCATGGTCTGTTCTTGTTCCAGCAATTAACAGTGGTGGTGGTTATTTAAAAATAGAGGGAGACTATACAACAATTGAAGTAGTGACACCTGATGTAACAGTAGCTGTAATGGCTTTTGGCTAATTGTACATAAAATAGTGTATAATTTAAGATTACGAGGTGATTATGGAAAACTTTAATTTATCTTTCCCTATTGATATGATCAAGAAAGAGGAAAGAATTGTTAGTGGTATTGCTACTGCTGATAACATTGATAAATCTGGTGACATTGTTGAGTTTAATGCATCATTGGATGCATTTAAAAACTGGGGTGGCAACATCCGTGAGATGCATTCACCAATTGCTGTTGGCAAATCAGTAGGTTTTGAACCTGTTGAGATTACCGCAGAAGATGGAACTACATATAATGCAATTAAAGTGCATGCATATATTTCAAAAGGCGCTCAAGATACTTGGGAAAAAGTTCTTGATGGAACTTTGAAGGCTTTCTCTATTGGTGGAAAAATTATGGAAAAAGTTGAGTCTACCGAAAAACTTTTTAGAGGTCGACCAGTCAATGTTATTAAAAAATATATGCTTGGTGAGTTAAGCCTTGTCGATAATCCTGCTAATGCATTGGCTATTGTTGACATTATTAAAATGGACATTGATGGAAATCTTGACTATATCCTTGATGATGTTGAAAAAAAGAGTAAATATAAAAATCCTAAAGGTGGTTTAACCGCCGCTGGTCGTGCTCACTTTAAGCAAACTGAAGGAGCCAACTTGAAGCCCGGAGTGAAAGGTCCAGCAGATACCCCCGAAAAAATGCGTAGAAAAGGTTCGTTTCTTACAAGATTTTTTACAAACCCATCTGGTCCTATGAAGAAACCAAATGGAGAACCTACAAGACTTGCGCTGTCTGCTGCAGCTTGGGGGGAGCCTGTTCCTCAAAACGCACAGGATGCAGCGGCTCTTGCTGCAAAAGGCCGCAGACTTCTTGACAGATATGCAAACACAAAAGAAAAGTCTATGAAAAAAGAAGGCGAAGTAACGGCTAGTGGAATGGGTTCTGGAATTAAGAATCCAACACAGGGTAGTTTTCAAACACCAACACAACCACAGCCTAAGAAAAAGAAAAAGGAGAAAAATGAAATGGATTCAAAGAAATTTGAAGATGAGTTAGAAATCATTAAAACGCAAGAAGAATCATTGCATAATGATGTAAACTATGGTAAGGTCTTATACATGAATGAACAAGAGATAAATAGATTATCCCTTCTTAAAAGGGTTGTCAATTGGCTTGTTCCAGATGTTCAAGAAAATGCTTCAACAGAAATAGTTGAAGTTACTACAAACACACAGGAGGTAGATATGGATATTGAAGTCCTTAAAGATGCCCTAAGTGCTGTTGTTGACGACAAACTAGCTAACTTCGCTACTTCTATTAAAGAAGAAGTTGAGGCTTCGCTGAACGAAAAAATCGACAATATTACAAAGGGATTTGAAGCAAGCACTGCTGAGCTTCAAGAAAAACTAGAAGCCGCAGAAGCTGCTCTTACCGAAACCGAAGAACAGGTTAAAGTATTTGCAGAAGCTGGAGCTATCAAAAAAAGCGTTGATCCCGAAGACGATGAAGAGGCGGAGGGTGAAGAACTCGCCAAGTCAGATTCAATTTGGAACAACGTATACTTACCACAGGGTCTAATCAAGGCTCTTGGTTATAAGTCATAATTAGGAGGAAATAATACTATGGCATCACAAGAAGAAATTCTTTCAAAGGCTGACGAAGTAACAACGAGTGTTGTCGGTAACGATTCTGGTGGTTTGTTAAAGCCAGCACAATCTAACCGATTCCTTGATTTTGTTATCGACCAGTCCGTACTTATGCAGAACTCTAGAATAGTTCGTATGCGTACACCACAAATGGAAATCGATAAGCTTTCCGTTGGAACCCGCTTGCTTTCAAAGGCAACCGAGGCAACTGACACTGGCTCAAACGCTGCTGTCACTTTCTCAAAGGTTTCAATCAGCACTGTCAAGCTTCGCCTTGACTGGGCAGTATCAACAGAGTCACTAGAGGACAACATCGAGGGTGCATCACTTGAAGATCACATCGCACAGGTTATGGCTCGTCAAACAGCTAACGACCTTGACGATTTGTTCATCAATGGTAACACATCTTCAAACAACGGTCTTATTAAGGCTCTTGATGGATTCATTAAGCTTGCAAAGGCAAATGGTCGTGTAGTTGACGAGGCAGGTAACAATGTCTCTAGAGCAACATATGATCGCATCCTTCGTAACCTTCCAACCAAGTACCTTCAGCGCAGAAATGAGCTTCGGTTCTTTACTGGTTCAGGAATTGTACAGGATACAATCTTTAGCTTAGGAAATCCAAACTCCGCTACAGCCGCAACTGCAGGCGCACCATCCCCCGGTTCAGTAACCGGTGACATGGCGTTCCTTCAGGGCACAATGCGTGGAAATGGTGGTCCAGGTTCAACTGGTATTTCGCCATTTGGTATTCCTCTTATTGAGATTCCTTTGACACCAGAAAATGTTGCTGGAGACTATTCTCCAACATCTGGTTCTCATGGACATGTGGAACTTACATTCCCTAACAACAGAATTATCGGTATTCACCGTGACATCACTGTATATCGTCAGTTTAAGCCAAAGACTGACACGATTGAGTATACTCAATTTATGAGAGTTGGATCTAACATTGAAAATGCTGATTCATATGTAATTGGCAAGAATGTTAAGCTTCGCAGCCTCTAATATTTAAAACAAAACAAAAGTGTTGGGTGGAGGGTGAAATACCCCTCCATCTCGCATTTTATATAAGGATATGGTAATCTATTAACTATGAGTGATAA